CTTTTTAAATGTTTATTATGTAAAAAGAATTCAAGATGCAGGAACTTATACTAATGCAAGTGACACACCTTTTAGATTTGTGCCGTGTATGATTGCAGGTCTTACATATTACTTATCCATGAAGTTTGCACCGCAAAGAACACAAGAAATGAAATTATTATATGAAGATGAATTAGCAAGAGCACTATCGGAGGATGGATCAGCAGCGAGTACGTTTATTACACCGAAAACTTACTATCCAAATGTATAATGGCAAGATTTGCAAAAGGAAGCAGGGCATTAGCAATATCAGATAGATCAGGTGCAGCTTTTCCATATAGAGAAATGGTAAAAGAATGGACCGGTGCATGGGTACATATTTCTGAATTTGAACCTAAACAACCACAATTACAACCACATCCTGTAGGTGCTGACCCACAAGGTTTAATGCATGCAAGACCTGCTAGAGTTGAGTTTCCTGTACAAGATCTTTTACCTAACAATCCTTTTACAACTACTGCTGCATCTAAAACTTTAAGTGTATCTTATCCATCAAATCAAATAAATGATGGAACTACTTATGTTAGATTTCAATCTGTTAAAAACCCTGTAGGTGGTGTTGCTGTTTCTACTTTGCAATTAGAGACTACATTAAATGGAAACATAAGTGATTCTGTTGCTACAATTACTTTAACAGATGCAACCGAGTTTCCAACTTCAGGTTTTATTATGATAGAAAAAATTGACACAACCCCTGACACAACTAATTATGGAAAATTTTTAAACGAAGTAATTCAATATACAGGTAAAGCTGGTAACAATTTAACGGGATGTACACGTGGAACATCTGCACCATTTAAAGGAGTAACTCCATCTTCTACTACAGCAACTACGCATAGCAGCGGAGCAAAAGTTTTTGGATCTTATTTAGCAACTGCTATCGGAACAACAGTTCAAACAGGAGCTCAACCAGCAACTGAAACACAATATAATTCTATAACAGTGCCTTTAGTATCTAATGCTTCAAGCACAGAAACAGGAGGCGGTTTTCAGTGTACAATTGGACCGATAAATGATAGGGCTTAATTATGTCAGGAATTAGTTATAATACATTAGTTACACAAATAAGAAACTACACAGAAGTAGATGCTAACGTCTTTACAACAGATGTTTTAGAAAGTTTTATTTTAAATGCCCAACAAAGAATTATGATGGATTTACCCATGGATTCAGACAGATTCGTGGAACAAGGTACAATGGCAACAGATGTAAATACTATTAGAGTTCCAGCAGGAACATTATTTGTAAGAGGTGTAGAAGTATTTAATGCCACAAATTCTACAGAAAAAGGTACATGGTTAGAAAGACGTGATCAAACGTTTTTAAGTGAATATGTAGGAAGATTAACAGGTCCTGAAGGATCAACTACATCAGGAGCAGATGTAACTGGAAAACCTAAATATTATTCTATGTTTGGAGGAGCAACAGGATTATCTGATACTACATCAGGATCAATTTATTTAGCACCTACCCCAGACGCTAATTACATATTTAGAATATATTATAATAAAATGCCTGCTACATTAGAGTCTAGTAATCAAACAAACTATATTAGTTTATATTTTCCTCAAGGTCTGTTATATGCATGTTTAGTAGAGGCATATGGATTTTTAAAAGGTCCAACTGATATGTTGACATTATATGAGAGTAAGTATAAAACTGAACTACAAAAGTTTGCAGCAATGCAAATTGGAAGAAGAAGACGAGACGATTACACGGATGGAACAATAAGAATACCAATCGAGTCACCGCCTCAGTAATGGGAGAAAATTTATGACAATAACATCGGCTATATGTAATAGTTTTAAACAAGAAATCTTAGTAGAAGGTCACAACTTTACAGGTGGGACAGATCAATTTAAAATATCATTATACTCAAGCGATTCAGCTACATTAAGTAAAGCAACTACTGCTTATACTGCGCCATCAGACGCAACAGCTAATCCGACAAACACTTACGAAGTAACAACAACTGCATCTGGTTATACAGGTGGTGGAAACAATTTAACAAGTACGACTCCAGTTTTATCTACAGACACTGCGTGTTGTAAATTTGCAAACACATCATGGACTTCTGCTTCTTTTACAGCAAGAGGTTGTTTAATTTACAATTCAACTAATTCTAACAAAGCTGTATGTGTCGTAAACTTCGGTTCAGACAAAACTGTAACTAGCGGAACTTTCACTATTGAATTTCCAGCACAAACTGCAGGTAACGCGATCATTCAGATAGCATAAGGAGTAAGTCCTTATGTCGGCAATCCGAACATTCACAGTCACGGTAGCATACGCCGATGGTGGNAATAAATATTTTATTGATGGGGATCAACAAGCCACTATAAATCTTGCAGAAGGTTATACTTACGTATTTAATTATCCTTCAGCTCACCCTTTTAGATTTTCAACTACTTCAGATGGTACACATAATAGTGGAACTGAGTACACCACTGGTGTAACTCACAATAGTTCAACTCAAACTACAATAGTTGTAGCAGATAGCGCACCACAACTTTATTATTATTGTGCACTTCACTCAGGAATGGGTGGACAAGCAAACACTGTAGACCCAGATACTTGGGGTGTGTTGCAATGGGGACAAAACTCTTGGAATAGTCAAGACGATGTTTCTGTAACCTTAACCGGTTTATCTGCAACGTCCTCAGTTGGTTCAGTAGAAACATTTCCTGAAACTGGTTGGGGTAGTGACAAGTGGGGTGTTGAAAACTGGGGTCAATCCGGTCTTAATGTTACGTTAACAGGTTTATCTGCAACTTCATCTGTAAATTTACCTAGTGAAAGTGTGGTAGTAAAACCAGGTTGGGGTACATTATCTTGGGGTATAAATGGTTGGGGTTCTGTAGAAGCTGCACAACTTACATTAACTGGTTTATCTGCAACGTCTTCAGTTGGATCAATAACTCTTCCAGATCAATTAATGGGTTTAACAGGACGTGCAGCTACATCAACCCTTGGTTCATTAACAGTTAAATCAGATGCCACGTTTACTTTATCAGGTTTATCTGCTACATCAACAGTAGGAACATTAACAGCTGCCGCACAGATAGTTGGTATGCCAGCATTGTCTGCAACTTCAACAGTAGGAAGTTTAAGTCCTGCAAGTGTAATAGGAATAACAGGTTTATCTGCTGATATAGATGTAGGATCAGTAACAGTTTCATCTGCTCCATTAGTTCAACCTACTGGATTAAGTGCTACTTCATCTGTAGGATCGTTAACTATTGATAATAATACTGCCTTTACTTTAACCGGACGTGCAGCTACAAGTAGTTTGGGAACTTTAACTACAGTCCAACAAACTAATGCAGATTTATCAGGGCTAGGATTAACTGCTACAACGAGTTTAAATGACGCTAAAATAGTACTTAAATATTGGGGAGATAAAACACCTTATACAGGCAATACTTGGGTAGATAAAACATATGCATAATTATGTTTGACATGAAACTAAATAAACAATATAAAGAAACAAACTAGGAGATTTTAACAAATGGCATCAACTTATACACCTCTTGGCGTAGAACTTATGGCTACCGGCGAAAACGCTGGTACATGGGGTAACAAAACTAATAAAAATTTACAAATTTTTGAACAAATATCTGGAGGATATGCTTCAGTAACTGTTGCTGGAACAGGAAATACAAACCTTACTATTACAGATGGAGACACTGGTGCAAATGGTGCAGCCAGAGTAATTGTTTTATCAGGATCAATTACAGGAAATATAACTGTATCAATTCCATTAGACATAGAAAATTTTTATTATGTTAAAAACGCAACTTCGGGTGGATACACTGTAGAGTTTCAATATGTTTCTGGTTCAGGAACAAGCGTAACATGGGGAACAACTGATAAAGGTTGGAAAATATTATCAGCTAAAGGTGACGATGGCACAAACCCTAATATAGAAGAAATTTCATTAACTACTAGTCCAGCTGGCACAACAGGACAAGTGCAGATCAATAGTTCTGGCGCTTTTGGAGCTGTTGCTGAGTCAACTAGTGGTTTTGTATTAACATCAAACGGATCTGGAGCAGCGCCAACAATGCAATCAGTGATGGGAAAAGCTATTGCAATGGCAATAGTTTTCGGATAAAAAGATTAAAGGAGAATAAAAAATGGCAAACCCAAATATAGTAGCAGTAACAAATATTTTAG